AAATGCCAGAGCGGTTTGATTTTGATTCAATCAAGTCCCAATGCTCCAGCAGTGTGTAGGTCTTGCTCTTGAGCATGAAACGCGGCGCAGTGTTCTGCACATCGACCCAGCCTTCAGCATCACCATGCGTGCTGATCCATCGCAGGCACAGCGCAAGGTGCTGACTCATCTTTGTTTTGTAGACCTTGCCCCACTTGCCGCAACATGGGCAGAAGCCGCCCTCACCCTCAATCGCTTTGTTCCAGAGGTGGCGTATCTTTGCCAAGAACGCGCCCTCACCGTCAAACATATCAAATTGGTCAGCCATGATTACTCCAGATCGCTTGTTTCAAGGTTGACAACTTCAGCCAATTTTTTGTGCAATTTTGCAATCTGCTCTTTTACTTTTTTTCTGTCAGATTCTGTGATCTCTTGGTCGTCAAGCCATCCATCACGGTCGTGATAAATATTGAACAAATGCTCCACAGCAATGCTGTAAGCAAATTCTTTTGGTGTGTATCCGTTTTTCATAATCGATTCGCTTTCGTTTTGGTTAAGCCCCCGAAGGGGCATTGGGTTTACTTGCTGGTGACCTTGACAGAGAACACAGCAGACACCTTGGTGAACGCGGCGTATGCTTCTGCGCCGTGTACTTTGATGAATGCATCCTTGTCGAACACAGAGCGGTTGCTCTCGATGTAGGTGGCCTTGAAGAGCGCACCCTCGACAACCTTGGCACCGCCTGCGCTGGCAGTCTCTTTGATGCTGTCTTTGATTGCGTCAGCCTGCTTGGTCAGATCGGCGATCTGTGCCAAGAGTGAGCCGAGTGTGTCTACTGATGTGAAGTTGATGTCGTTGTTCATGGTTCGCTTTCTGTTCGCTGGTTCTGCCTTGCACTATTGCTTGGTCAGTGATGTAAGTGTAACACCGAATTTCACCTGTGCAAGGTTCTTTTAAATTATTTTCTAGGTAGTTTCCCCAACTTCGTGGCCCAAAAGCAACAGGGTGTCTTTGAGTAGGTCGGCCTCGTCGTAGCCGTAGTGCTTCTCAAAGCCCTTCGTGCCAAGGCCGTGCAGGCCCGTAGAGCCGCGATGATGCTCTGGGCATAGCGGTATGACACTGAAGTGGCTAGAACGCCCCCAGCCCCCCGCCAATCGCCTTGGATGGTGCAACTCAGCGGGCGTGCCCTCGTACCCCATACGCCTGCACACAGCGCAACCCAACTCGGCCACCGCGCTCATGTGCTTTTTCTCTTTGAGTGTTGTCATTGGCGCGGCGTCCTGTTCTGCATCAACTCAATGAACTTGGCTTCCTCTTCTGGGTCAATGGGCACAGCGTTGTCCATCAGCGTGCCGTCCTCGACCATCTGGTGTATGTCGGCCAGCATCGCGGCCAACTCTTCCTCTGTGCCGTCGAAGTTGTCAAAGCAACCCTCGGCAAAAACAACTTTCAGTTTCTCAGTCATTGCTTACCTTTCGTAAAGCCTGCACGGTTCTTTAGGTCGTGGCAGGTCTGGCATCGCCACTGCGGAGCGCCTTTGCTTGTTCTCACCTGTTTGTCTGCTGGCCGTAGGCGGCACACCTGACAGGTCTTTGGTTTGTCGGTCATTGCTTCATACCCCGCACATATGCCGCAAAGGATGCGGCGGTGTCACCCAATGAACGCATCTTGTCAAACTCCTTGGCAACCTCTTCTAGCACCTCGTTGCGATCAACGGGCACAATAAATTTTTCTTTTGGAAATGCATCGCGATACTTGATGTACTCCTCGTCAAATGCATCGTTGATCTCTTTCATTTCAGTCTGCCGCTTGCGCCAGCCCTGCGCCTTGTCCATCTCTTCAAACGCTTCGTCTTCTGGTGTCTTCATAAAAATGCTCCACATTGAATAAATTAAAAAAACAAAACCAAGTGCGGCCACCCAATGGGTGTGCATAGCCCAGCCATCAAGCAACACCAGCACCCAGCCAGTCGTCTGCATCACGGTTGCTTGGAAGGTGTTCACATCGTGGCCTTTCCTTCAGCCCTGTTGTTCGCTTGTTCAGTGCGCCAAATCTCCACTCTGAGTTCTGCGGCGGTAATGTCCCACTTCAACTTCTCCTCAATCTCCACCGCCGCTTGTAATCCCTTGAGCAACTCCACCATCTCTGGGTGTGCGTATGCTTCACGCTCCTGCGCCCCGATGGCTGTCTCCATGCTTCGCTTCATCAATATTCCCTTGAGGGACTTACGATAATGCTCGATGTATGTGCGCTCTGCCTTCGCACGGGCAAAGAGCGCGGCGTGCTTCAGGATGTAGTCCACCGCCTTGTGTGGGTCTCGCTCTTCAGAACTCATAGATGTTCCCCTTGTTTTTGCGGCGTCGCTTGATGATCAGCATCACAAACCCCACAAAACAAATCCAAAACATGAAGCCACTCATTGCCATGAATGTCCAAAAAAAATCTCCAAATGATTCAAACATTTACTTCTCCTTTTTTTTGTTACACGACCAGTAATACCAACACAAAAGAATAGTTGCAATCCAACACAACGCGCCAGACAACATCAACATAATCATAAAAATATTGAAGAGGTCACTCACCATATTTTTCTTTTGCCTCCATCATTGCCTCCGCTTGCCTGTATGCCTCGTATGCAATGTCTTCGTTCCTTGCGTTCTTTGGTGCTGTCTGCAACAGCGAGTGCATCGCAATCAACGCAATAATGTCAATCCATTCGGGTTCTTGTTTCATTCGATCTCCTCGATCTTGATCTTCAACATCCCACCGATGTCTGGTGCCCAGTAGATGCGCAAGTCAACGATCTGGGAATCATCCTCATACACGCCAGCGTGGGCCAGCCCGTCGAGTGTTGCCTTCAGCAGGTTATCTAAGTCCCTGCGTCGTTTGTCTGGCCTCCATGCCTCAATCACCACACGCAGTGAACCTTTGAAGTGCTTCACTGTTTTTTGTAGCGTCATCTGATCACCAACCAACTCACGGTACTCGCGCCCCCGTGCGCTGATGATCATGCGACCATCAAAGTTGCGCCAGTAGGTGTTGACCGATGGAGGCCACGGCAGTGTGATCTCAATCATTGACTGGCCTCATGCGATGGCGGATGGCCTCAGACAATTCCTCTTGGCTCCACTGCAACGCAAGGTCGGCACACGCGTTGCGCTCGATTGCAATTGCCTGCTTACTGGTCTGAATTGCGATTGCCATGATCTCCGCTTTCGCTTCTCTCAAGGCTTCATCAAACTCGGTCTGTGTGAATAACTTCATGGCCCCAGAACTGCCAAGTAGTTGCCTTGCTAAAGGGCTGAGTTCAGCGTCTTGCTTTGTCATTTCCATTCTCCTTCGTTACCTCGGTTACCTTTAGACCATTGGTCTCTAACATCCTCTTCAAGTTTCGATTCGGGGTGAAGTTCGTTCCACCCCTTCTTCCAGCGCCCAGTGTTGTCACTGTAGCCACGAAGCCAACGGTATGCACCATCGCGATCTTTAATGCGCATCTTGATGACCTCCCGAACGAGACAACGGTGCATATGCTCACGGTCTCTGGCTCTTTGCTCCTCTTGGTCATTCAAAATCTTCCTCCATTGTCAAAAGACATCGGCACGCTGTTGTCGTATTCGACAAACTGTTGGCTCTCCTTGTGATACCAAAGCGAATACCAATCCTCTGCTTCGCCATTGCGTTGCTTCTCGCACATCAACATGGCGTCTGGGATCATTGGATCAACTGGCCCGTTCTGCGCTTGATGCTCCTTCTTTTTATTGCGCCAGACCATCAACACATTGTCAACTTGGTCGCTGATCGCGCCCGAACCTTTGATGTCGTTTTTGTTTGGCTGAATCTCTTCACTTGCCAACTTGCGAATGTGATGAATCAAATGAATGTGAACATTATGGTCACGCGCTAATGCAGTCAACTCATCAACAAACATTTTCTGTGCGTTGTAGTCGTCTTCACCAGACACACACTTCATCAGCGAGTCAATGAAGATGTGTTGCACACCCAACTCGACGGCGCTGTATCGGGCCACCGCGATGACCTGCTGGGATGTCACCGTGCCCTGCTGGTCATACAGCCACAACTTGCCGTGCGAGAAGTCCTGCAACCTTGTGACCAAGTCCATCAAGTGCTGTTGCTTGTTCACATACATCGGGTTGTAAATGTTCTCGCCTGCAAACTGGCGAAGCATTCGGGTCAGCGTTCGCTTGGGCTTCATCTCAAACGACGCGATCATTACCCGCTGGTCTTGCTTGATCAGGTTCAAAGCAATCTGCCCTGTGACCATTGACTTGCCGCCACCGTTACCGCCAGCATACAGAGTCACTTCGCCTGCGCGAAAGCCAAACCCTTGGTGCGTCTTCGGCCACGGCATCGTTTGATGTGGCTCCTCCTTGGGGTTGATGAAGTCCTCGCGCACCTCTTCCAAAAATTCCATTGCGCCGCGCACCTTCTGGCCGACATCGTTAGCCTTGATGTACTTCTCGAAGTCAACCTCATCAGGCTTGACAATCCGAATGCGACGCGCCTCGTCCAATTCCTTGGCCCGTTTTTGTATCTCAGACACCTGCATATACCACTACCTCCTCAATTCGCTGTTGTGCCACTTTCAATCGCTCCATGTCCTCATTGCTGAGTTGCTTGCCCTTGCTCATGTCGTATGCCGCAATCATCACCACCAAGCACTCGAACGACGCAATGCGTAAGAGGTCGCTGGCGTAGAACGCTGGCTTCATACTGGGCTTGCCTGCTTCAGGCCAGTCCTTGCGTTTGTTGTCTGGTGGGAACAAGTCGTTCATGTCCATGCCGACTGCGCCAACCACATCATGCACCGCGCAACCACCAAAACAATGCACCAGCACGCGGCCATCTTCGGTCTCCCGAACTGACAGCGATGGTGACTTGTCCTCGTGTGCTGGGCACTGTGCAGTCCAAGACCCGTTACGGCCCCTGACCTTGCCTAGACGCGAAACAAAACGCTCGGCTGGGGTCATATCACCCTCCGCCCTGTTGCCTGCTGTTCGCCTGCGTCATCCTCCCAGCGGCGCTGGTTGATGTAGGTCAGAGGCGCAGGATCAAAACCGCCAGTCCACTGCTCGGTGCGCTTCAGCCTGTTGACGCTGGAGAGTATGGTGTCGGCCACCATGTCGAGGTCGTGCTTGGCCCACTTCTTCTCGCACTCAGCGCGGGCGACCTTCCTTTTTGACGAAGGCCACGCAGACCAAAACTCGTCGAATCGCGATGTTGTCGGTGCAACCGACGATATATTCTTATTCTGTTTCTGTATCTGTTTAGGGTTAACCTTCGGTTTCGATTCGGTTACCGATTCGGTTTTCTTCGGCCTGCCGCCTCGCTTTCCGAGTTGTCGATTATTTTCAACTTGATGTTGATACTTTGCGATTTCAGCATCACAACGACTGTTGCGATACCCATCAACACCCTTGTCAAAAAATTCCCCCAAAACCGATTCGGTTATATCCAAATCAAGGCGGATTTTGCGTGCAACCGATTCGGTTTCGAGTGGGATTGGTTTCTCGCTGATGTAGTACAAATCAAGCAGGCGGCGGTATGCCAAATCTTCGGCATCCGATAGGTGGTTGGTGTGTGTGATGTAGTCGCCCAAATAGAATTTGTACCAGATCACTTGATTTCTCCAAAGATGTCAGGCCGCAATGTTGCACGCAACACCTTGCCCTTTGTGTACCGTTCAATGGCAACGCAAACCTCTGCGCTTGCCAACCCTCGACCTGTGATGAGTGCGGCCATCCACTGCTTGGTCACGCCCAAGTGTCGAGCCAAAGCGATCTTCGATCCCCGTGGCTTGTCTTCAAAAAATTCCTCTAGCGTCATCCTGACTCCTTGTGTTTGTGAAACTTGATCATACACCAAAAAATCATTTGTGCAAGTGTTGTTGCAAAATAAGTTAATGTGTGTATGATACGAGACTTCAACAGCGAAGGGAGAGTGTATGCACAGCGAAGAGGAATACAACCAAGCGATGCTGGAGAGGCAACAGATGCTTGAGGAGGCTCTAGAACGGGCTGAGACAGGCGTTGCAACCGAGGACGACTGGGACATCATATGTTTTTCATGTGGCGTAACCAGACGGCCAAAATCAACTGAAACTAGGAGCGAATGATGGCTTTAATAGCGAGAGAAAGCGGCGGCGGCGGAACCTTTACCCCAGTGCCCCCGGGGATGTACTTGGCGCGGTGCTACCGCATCGTTGACCTTGGCACACAGAAGAGCGAATACCTTGGACAGATCAAAAACCTGCCCAAAGTGATGTTGCAATTCGAGGTGCATGGAGAAGACGACGCAGGCAAACCACTGGTCACGGCCAAAGGTGAACCAATGTCAATCAGCAAGAACTTCACACTGTCTCTGGCAGAGAAGGCCACCTTGCGCAAAGACCTGCAAACATGGCGTGGCAAAGAGTTCACAGCCGACGAGT